TTCCCCAAAGGGTGCAGTATTAAGTCATCTTCGTTTTACACTCAACGCAACTCTGCAGTCTTATGTTAAAAATAGTATGATTTGAACATACGACTCTCTGTTTCAATAACAGATGCTCTACCAACTGAGCTATACTTTCGAACTTACCCCGCCGCGTGCGTTCAGCAGTTTCATATCCCTTTCGGGTTACGAGATGCTACACATCGAATGCCTTTCTGCTACCGCAGACATAGACTGCTCTTCAAGACCAATGGAATGACACCTTAACATTAAGCCCTTACGGGCGGTGACTGTTCCGAAAACCTTTTGAACTGAAACAGCGCCCTTGCTTGTAGGCTCGGACTATCTGTCTCTACTCTTTACCAATCATGGTTCGTTTTATTGGTGTGTCTGGTGCAGGCTACCAACCCGTCTTCAATCACTTGTGTTATCCCCGAAGGGCACATCAGCAATCGTTCTTTACCATACTAAAACTTCACACACTACATCCGCCGCTTTTGTCAACGAACGTCCCCTCGCGGGGCTGGTGGAGCTTGAATGATTTTACACTACCGAAGTAGGTAGACAGGTATAGTTAGGTCACTGCCTCTTCCCGCCTCACGGCGGATTATTAATTCAAACATAAATTCTTTGAAGACCGAAGTCTTCGTTATTCTTTAACGCGGTATTATTTATTCACGTTACATTAAAACTGTGTTTTAATTGATTGTGGGTATTATACACACTTTTCAGTTAATGTCAACACCTTTTTAAAAATAAATTTCAAGTAAATTATTCTAACACCATATATACATATACACTATAAATATTTATGGTGTTAGAATAGGCAACAAAATGAAAACTAGAAATAAAGGAAAAGAAATCAGAAAAATGCTTTCCAATGGTAATTCGTATGGCGATATTACTAGAAAAGTTGGTGTGGCAGCATCTACAGTGGCATATCATGCTCGTCAACTAGGTATCACTAAAAAACCCGGTGGTAACCGATATAATTGGCCAAAAATACAAAATCATATCGATAATGATAAAAGTTATGAATCCTGCATTAAACTTTTTGGTATTACGAGTAGTGCTATGCGATATGCGATTAAATACGGATTATTAAACATACCAGATGAAAAATTACCAGCACGTGGTAATAATGGTATTATAAAAAAACCAATGTGTGAAATATTGGTAGAGGATTCAGCATTTAGTTGTAATTCAAAGTTTAAGAAAAGATTAGTAGAAGAGGGGGTTTTAAATTATCACTGTTACAATAAATCATGTATGTTGCATAGTATGAATACAATGGTGTGGTGTGGTGAACCTATAGTGTTACACTTAGACCACATAAATGGAATAAGAAACGACAACAGAAAAAAGAATTTAAGGTTTTTGTGTCCGAATTGTCATAGTCAAACAACAACATATTGTGGTAGAAATAAGTAATTGGTTGCCATGGCGGGACTCAAACCCGCGCGTCACAAAGATTTAGAATCTCCGGCTCTATCAACTGAGCTACACGGCAATTATCTATGTTGCTTAGTGCGGGGTGGAAACTTATTCCGTTGTGCCTGTAGTTCTTTCTGGTGTCGTTTCTTTGCCGCAGCTTTCTTGCGTTTGCGAACGGCAGTTGGCTTTTCGTAGAAGTCTTTCTTGCGGATATCTTTTATAACATCAGCATTATCCACCACCCGTTTAAAACGGCGGAGTAATGCTTCGAAAGATTCGTTTGGGTGTTTAGGTTTTACTTTTGGCATGAGCTTATTTATGTTTCCTGCGGCGAGCAATACCAATCATACCAACAAGACCTGAGCCAAATAACCAGATAGCTGGCGGAATTGGAACTTCTGGTGTAATACCCTTTATAGTGTAGTCGAGTTCAGCAATGTAAAACTGATAATTATTTGAAACATTAGAGCCACCTAGAAAATTTGGATTATGGAATTCAAATACAGTACCCACACCATTAGCACCCGGAACATCAAATATGTTAATAAGGCTAAATGTATCACCGTTTAAAACAAAATCTGCATCGTCAGCAAAATCAATACCGTGAATACCGTTTTTAAATGTAACTGAGTTGAGTGTAACAGTCTCACTGAATACAAGTCGTAACGTTTCGTTATATGTTACATTATCATCTGAATTTGGGTCACACTGAGCAGCTCCTTTAAGTTTTTGACATACACCAAGTCCTGCATTGCCTGCGTCGAGATATGCATATCCGCTATGGGTAATATCTACCCAACCAAAGGCGTAGTCATCTGTAATCTGTTCATAGTTGGCTGTTATATATGTACCAGTTGCTGTTACAGTCGGGCCAGTTGCTGGTGTGAATGTTACTGAATCATATCCACGTTCACCAGCTGTTACACCATACACAGTACCAGTGCCATCGGCGACTGATATGAAGTCAATTGTTGATGCACTTACATGATAGCTAAATCCAACCATGCAAGTAAAAAGTAAAGCTGCTAATAATTTTTTCATTTTATTTTCCTATTTTAAAATTTGCGACGTGCTACTGCAAGTAACGCAATTAAGCCAGTGCCGAATAACCATACAGCAGCAGGGATTGGGACTACAGTATAGTCACGAACCATGAATACGCCATAGTTAGTGTATGCTTCATCTCGGCTAGTAACCCATTCGCTATAATTCGGACCGTACAGTTTAGATTCAAGCGGGGCACCAGCCAGTGTGATACCTAGTTCTTGAACAAGACCGAGGGAATCTAAATAAAATCCACGGGAAGATATTGTTATACTTTCGTCGGTATGGATTGTAGTTCCATCGGGTGGTACTGGTATATCAGTTCCAAAAGATAAGAACCAGCTATTACGAGCCATAATCAATTCTGAATTTTCGTCTTCGGGTAGTGACATCGAACCATCACCATCATCTACAAAGGTAGGGAAGAACCAACTAAACAAGTCATACACTTCTGTATGTGTAGCCAATCGCCAACCCTGTGGACCATATGCACCTTGAGCACTGTTAATTGAATGCCCAAATGTCATTGGGTCGCCAACAAAAGCACCAAAGTCCAACCATTCTAGTCCGCCTTCTCTAGTATCCCAATGAGACACACCAACATCAAGAAACGTTGAATCCAACCTTGCTAGAGTCGTTTCATTGTAAGTGGTTGTTGTCGCACCGACATTAAATGCCAGTGCGAACAATATCGAAGAAATAAAAGTTTTCATTATTTTCACCTTTTAACGAGCCGTTTGTCCGTCACCAAGAACTTGGTCTGTTGGTTCACTTAACGGACCATCCTGAATACCTTCGATGATGTTTATGGTAGTTGTGTTGTTGGAGTTTGAATTATCGTTATTGATAATTGTGTCGCCAACTGGTGGTTCTAAACCACGGCTACCATCATCTACTTGTGCATCAAAGTCACGCACACCTAAGCCAAATGTAATGAAGTTTTCGCCTTTACGTTCGTATTCACCAGCAATCAAGCCGTAGCGTGCGATAGCAACTTCACCATTAAAGTCTTTGTTACCACCACCAACTGCAACACGGTTATACATCTGCCAGTTGTCTTTCAGGCGCCAGTTTGTATTTGTGTTATCTTGTACGTTGAAGTCTTTATTGCCTCCCCAAGTATAAGCGACACCGGGCGTCCACGAAGCATAAATATCATCTACGCTTTCTTGACCAGTACCAGTTTGGGTATCAATTACATAACCTAAACCAACAGCCCATGAAGAACGTTCACAGCGTGCTTGGTCGGCTGAACTAACCCAACGTGCAGCATGCACTTCTACATCATCATAACGATAACGTACAGCGCCATATATTGAGCTACCTTGCGAACGGTGATAACAAAATTTGTTGTTGAACTTATTGTCCAGCTCGGCTTTGGTCTTGGTTACTTTACCAGACCCACCGAAGCCGAAACCGACTTCAAGCATGATAGTTTCATCGGCGGCATAAGCCGTTAATGGCACCGCCAGCATAATTGTAAGTAGTATATTTTTCATAACGTTTTCCTGTTTAATTAAATTCGGTAGTCTTGCCTTTTCTTAATAAGTAGGCATCGCTAACACTCTTCAAAATTACACGACCAATAATATTATTGCGGCGGTCTTTTGTCGGCCTAATGACGACACCTTCGCGCATATGTAATTCTTTTCCAGAAACAGTTTCTTTACCATTTGTAAATTCTTCTACTGTTTCTTTTGAGTACGGACCAGAGTATAGCACAGGTACGGTATCAATGTCAAGCTTTTGGCAAATATCTTCTACTTCATCTGCGTCCAAATAATGACCGCCTGTTGGTTCACCTACATATATATCAAAGACGCGGAAGTGTTTTTCATTACCGTCAACGTAAGCCAAGTCTTGTACACCCTTGCCGTAAATTTCACCCAAGATGTAAAATGGTTCTTTATCGTGGTGTAATTCCAGACGACAAAACCGTTCCATAATATCTTGACCAATACCATTAGTCAATTGATGATACATTTGTACATAAAGGTTACTTTCGTTTTGTTCGTTCAACTTAAATGCAAGACCACGACCAGACAAGCCCTTGGATGTGATAATACGCCCAACAGTTTCTTCGGCTTTTGGGTGGTAACCCATGCAACACCAAGTACCATGTAACTTTTCAGTAATAGTGATTTCTTCACCTTCTTCAAGGATGTCAGGATATTTCTTGATGTTTTCAATATCAAAGTGGAGTGTTTGACCCATAGCATTGAATACTTCACCAGACATAGAAGATGGAATTGGTGGTTCGTACTTTTCAATGTTAAGAAACTCTGTAACATCATCACCGACCATAACACCCATTGTGTCCTGTTCATTTTTAATAGCAAACGTACAAGCATCGGGGAAATTAGATTTGTCACCGATAACGGGATAAATCAAACCTTGTGATACGATACCGCGAAGCTTCATAGCCTTGACACGGTTCTTAGCTTTACCAGCCAGCCTACCAACAAGTCCAATTTCTTCGAGTAACCATTCGGGTACGATTGCGGCTTCGGGGATGTATACCCCAAAGTCGCCAGTTTTAAACTGACCCTTGCCTACAATACATAGGTAGTCGCCCACGCGCGCGAGTTCAATTGCATCCGCATTAGGATGTTCTTCAATTGTTAATTCGTAAACTTTACATTCAAATGTCGCCATCTTCTTTACCTTTTGGGTTTTTAATCAACGTTGGATATAATGAAGCTAAATCATAGCTACCTAACGGGTAACGTTTCGGCTTGTATATATCGTCTGATGGATAATATAATGGTTGTGTTCTGTATTGATGTTCTGTAAACTGATATAGAACAAAAGCAATGCCACCTAAATCAACCTTTCGTCTTAATATATATTCATTGAATAATCGGTACGGAAATACCAACACCAATGTAATGAGATTTGCCATAAGCGCACCAAGATACCACAAAGGATATCTAAGTGTCCAATTCCAAAGCTTTTCGCGGAAAGTGTATTCGAACATTACTTTAAAAGCTCGTTAATGAGTTGTCCAGCAGCCCTACCGTCATACAGTCCATTGAAACCAGTTTTTAATTCCTTAAAAACAACACCCTTATCTTTCGGGGATGATAGCCCGTTATCTTGTATGATAGCTTCAATTGCTACACGTAGTTCTTGTTCAGACAATTGGATTGGTATATACTTACTAAGCACACCAATTTCAAAACCAGCGGATTCATAGCGCAAGTCCATGTCGTCAAGATTGTCCATAACTTCCTCTGCGTTTTTAATGAACTTTTTCGCTAAGGCGGCTACTTCGTCGTCGGTGGTGTTGCGGCTACCGTCATTTTTACCAATCATTACTGCTTCCGAATAAAACGTGGTAAGTAGTGTAGCAAGTCCCGCATCGCGGTCTTTACGTGCCTGTAGTTGGTCTGCTTTTATTTTGTCTATTAACATTAGTTTTTACCTTTTAATACCTTTTGTAAATCTTCTGGTGTGTCTTGAAACGTTGTTGCTTCGTAATCTGTTAATTGTTTCGCCAGTGCAATGATGTTATCATACCTGCCGTTCTTACGGTGATACGTATAGCGGAGCATCCACTGAAGGTTTTCTTCTGTCGGCATCCACCTGACTACAGGAAGTTCGACATATTTAGCTAAATCCATGTACCGAAGTTCCAATTTGTTTCTATATTTAGGTTTCATGGGGAGACAGTATACACCATTTATAACCTAATGTCAAGTCCGATTTGATTACTCGCCCTATTTATGATATGATAAATAGTATAATAAAAAGGCATATAAATGTTTACACATATCGACATACCAGAATTACCCAAAATAATACAAAAGAACAAGGTTGGTGGCTTACGCTACTACGAAACCCCCGAAGGTAACGAATATCCGTCCGTCACCACCATATTAGGTGCTAAGGAAAAGCCGCATCTCGACCGATGGCGTAAGATGTTAGGGAGTGAAAAGGCTAATAGGGAAACCAAACGGTGCGCAGACAGGGGCACGGCGGTTCACGAAATGGCAGAAAGGTACCTTAATAATATAGAAAACTGCACTAAGGGCTACAAACCCGCACATGTTGGCGATTTCAACAAGCTTAAATTCGCGTTAAACCGAATAGATAACATCAGGCAACAGGAAGTCGGGTTATATAGTGATGCATTGAAGTACGCTGGTACAGTTGACTGCGTGGCGGAGTATAATGGTACATTGTCTGTAATAGACTTCAAAACGTCCACAAACAACAAAACCTTCGATATGGTGCACGACTACTTCAAACAGTGTACAGCCTACGCTATCGCATGGCACGAACGCACAGGGGAAGCCATAGAAGACATTGTGGTGCTTATTGCCGTCGAGAAGGGTCTTACCCCGTTGGTTTTTAAAGAAAAGATTGAAAACTGGATACCATTACTTTTAGAAGATATTGACAAGTTTAATGCCAAGTATGGATAAATAGAATAAACACAAGGAATTATTATGGAACCGGAAAACAAACAAACTCAAGAACAAGGATTTAATAGTATTGAAGATATTAAACAACGATTTATGCAGGGGAAGAATTTTAACTTCGCTGATGAAATTGATGTTAATGGATTACCATTCAAACTATCACAAGGTTCAGAATATGACATGCGTGAACTCATTAGCAAGGGCGTTAAGCAGATGGTAGCATATGGTACCTTTAAACGGAAGGAAGCGGTTGATGCAGGTATGAACCAATTTCTTGTATTCCTTTGGGGTTACCGCAACAATATGATGGTTCCACACGATGTACGCTTTATGTCTGCCGCGCGCATGGGTGGGGATATATACGAATCCGTTAGTATGGATAAGATGAATATAGATAAGAATAAAATCCTTGGAACATCAACCGAAATAACAATTTCTAATATTCCCGGCTGTCCACCAATTAAAGCGAAGGTTGACACTGGTGCCGACATTTCAAGCATCCACGCAGAAGACTGGTCCACACAAAATGGTCAAGTAACATTCCAAAGTGATGACATTTCACCAAACCGAATTACACTACCCGTTATTGAAAAGCAAGCAATCAAATCATCCAATGGCGATATTGAATATCGTCCTGTTGTTGAACTAGATGTTAAGATAAATGGCGTACCGATGTCTGGTGTCATGTTTAACTTAAACGACCGTGGTACCATGGAGTATTCCGTTTTAATTGGTAAGAACATTTTAGAACGCGGTGGTTTCTTAATTGACCCTAAGATGGACGAAGATATTGATTTAGACACATTTGAATTTGATTGGGATATGTTAGCGGAAGAATTTGCCGAAGAAGAAGTTAAAGCGGGGGCTGAACTATCAGAAGCCGACGTTATAGAATATATTAAAAATAATACATAAAGGTTACAGATATGGCAACACCAAGAACACCATTTGTAGTGGTGCAGAATTTCATCTCTCCAAAACAATGCGAAATCATAGTAGACGACTTAGGATACTATGAACCCGACACTGATACGGAAGGTAAACCTATCAAGATGATGCGGGGGCATACGGATTCAGAGGCATTAGTTTATAGTAAATTTCAACCAATGATTCCCACACTTGAAAAGTATTACGGTTTTGAGCATCGTGGTACAGAACATCTATCATTTGAATATATGGCTGCTGGCGTAGAACCAGAAGCAGTATGTGACAATGCTAAATGGGTTAGCAAGAAGTGGGTTAAGACCAAAGACCGTGACTTCAGTGCCGTATTGTTCTTAAGTGACTATCAGGAAAAGCTGCCGTTTGATAACGACTACGAAGTCTATGGTGGTAAGCTCGAATTCTTACAACACAAATTTGGATTCAACCCCGAACGTGGTACCCTTATAATATATCCAAGTGGTCCACACTTCATTAATGCGTTTGCTGACGTTCATGCGGGTGATTTGTATGTTGCACGATTCTTTATTGCAGCACAAGAACCCTTCTTATATCAGCCCGACCAGTTTCCCGGCAACTATTTATCGTGGTTTGGTAATATAGATAGTTGACAGTATTAAAAACGTGTGGTATCATGTCTACCGAAATAATAACAATAATAAAAAGGTAAACAAAATGACAGACGAAAACGAAACCGTTACCATAACGGCGGAAGCCAAACAAGCACTCTTCGACAACTTAGTCGAAATCACACACCAACTTGCCAAGCAGGATGATGCTAAAAACCGCGTAAAAGACATTGCGGCTACGGCGCAAGGTAATTATGGGGTTAAAGCAAAGTACATTACTAGGATGGCTAAGGTTATGTATGCCAAAACTTTTAAAACCGTTCAAGAAGAAGCCGAACACTTTGAAGGTTTATACGAACTCATCGTTGCAGACAAAGGCGACAACTACGCAAAGGAATGAAAAAAGGGGCTTTAAGCCCCTTTTTTAAAATACTAAATTAAATCCCCAATTTAATATTGGTTTAACAACAAACATCATTGCTATGGTAAAGGCAACTACCGTTAAGACCCCACCCCAAAAACCAACAAGAAGGCGAATAGCTTCTTCTTGTTCATCGTTAAGATAAAGTATTGCAGGGAAGACAGTGAAGACCACCGTCAGTCCTCCAAATAGCCACGTGAACGAATCCATAACCATTAAATCTCCGTTTTTACTTTTACTAACAACACTCGTTCTTCATCTGAGATATCGCATTTTGTACTAATTACATCCACGTTATGCTACTGTAGCGCCTTCTACTGCAATAACTTTCCAGAGAGCGCCATTGCTTCGAACAACACTTCTACCACCAGATGCATCGGTTGCGAGTGCCCAACAATTTGGGTAAGTTCCAGCAGCAGGTAAGCTTGCTATTACATATTCACCAAGGTCAATACCCAATGGGTCGTTTGCAGTTTGTTGTGCCTCTGGGATTGTCCAAAGAACTGAGGTACCAACAGATGAAGGAGATTGTAAAGCAACGGAATTTGTTCCGTTTCCGCTTGCTTCCATAAAATGAACTTCTGCTACCGATGCACCACCGCCAATCTGCACTATTCCTGCGATGCCTGCTCCTGAACCTTCAGCTGGTGTCAATACTATGTTTCCTGCATTATATCCAGAACCACCTGAACCACCAATACCCGATGTAAGAGTAACATCACCACCGACAGCACTATTGGTTTGTCCTGCACCTGCTGTAAGTAGCAACCTACCTCCAGCCGCCGTAGTGTGAGCGGGCTCGGCAATAACAAAAGCAGCACCTTGGCCACTATCAAGAAATACTCTGCCGCCTTTTAGTGTTGCTATAGCCCCTACAGTTGTTCCCGTGCCGCCATACACACCAGCTTTGCCTCCGGTATTCCCTCCATCGGCGCCCGTCATGGTGGCGCTGCCTGCTGAAAAACTACCTTGTCCTCCAACAATTGCTACATTGCCCCCATATTGGGTGCCACCATCACCGCCAGTGATGGTTATGGTACCGCCTGCGGCAGCATTGGCAAGCCCGCCTGTGATGTTTATATCGCCGCCATTACCAGAAGGATTGGCAGCGCCACCTGTGATGTTTATGGTATCAGCATCTCCTGAAGTTACATCAGCGGTTATAATATTGAAATTATTTACATCTAAATTACCACCAAGTTGTGGGGTTGTATCTTCTATAATATCTGTAAGTATACCCTCGCCACTAAGTCCTTGTGCAACGTCAGTTAAATTTAATTGGTTACCTAATATTTTTTCTTGTGCCATTTCTAAATCTCCATGTTATAATTTTTATACGAAGCCTAAAGCTACATTAATGGCGTAGTAAATATTTCTACGTGTAACAACAGGTGAGCCTTGTGTAATTGTTCCATCATAGAAAAACGTAATAATATCGCCGCTGGCGCTTGATGTCCATGTTGGTTCCGTATTGTTTTGCCATTTAACAGCCTGCCAAGAAGTTGGTGGGTATGTACCACCATCTACAAGTCTAAGTTGATATATGCCAGTATCAAGCGCACCGAATGTAGAGAATGCAATAGAATTGACGTTTGTCAAGGTGAGGGTTTGGAATGTATTATTGAGGAATGAAATTTGATTCGAAGCACCGGGTGGTGAACCTATGGGAGTAAGAACATTTTCATCTTTGTAAGTAACAGTACCCACATCCCTAAGATTAAAATTTTGTAAACCTAAATCTTTAAATAATAAAACTTCACCTGCGCCGCCACTGCCAGAACCGGGCTTTAATTCGATGTTGCCGCCTGTGCCGCCTGCGCTGCCAGTACCACCCTGAATTGTAACAGTACCACCATTGCCACCATTGCCAACGAGACTGCCGCCAAGACCGCCTTTAATTATAACTACACCACCATGTGCCGAAGTATCAGTACCACCAGACCCGCCACTGAGAAACACACCACCCGCTTCGACATCATATTCCCCCGAACCGGGGATGAGTATCGGTGAGCCTTCTGTTGGTAATTGTATATTACCACCTCTTAAGGCAACATTACCAGCGGCGCCGGTGCTGTCGGCGTATGCATTATTTGTACTGTTACCACCAGATATATCAACATCACCAGCATATCCATACTTACAATCGCCACCTTTGATATCAATATAACCACCTGTTGAAAATGCGTAAGTAGAATTATTTGCTTTTGTGGTGATAAATACATTACCGCCGACGCCGTACACCGCGTGTGTAGGTGCACCCGACATGATAGTTATATCGCCACCCTCACCCCAGTACGCACCACCATCATCGCCTGCGATTATTTCTACACCGCCACCATAACCTGAACCACTACCACCTAGAATGCTGATGGAATTGCGGTCTGGTGGGGAGCCAGTAGCAACAACACCAGAATACGTGCCATCGCCGTATGCTCTATCACCGCCTTTGATTGTTACCTTTCCTGCATACGAACCTTCACCGCCAGCATATGTACTTGAACCAGATATGATATTAATACCAAGGGCGCTGTCGGGTGGACTACCAACTCCGACAGCATCTGCTGTAATTAAAGCAAACCCACCACCATCTAAATCGGAAGTCATTGGGTTGGTAACGTCACCACCGCCGCCAGATGCGTCTTGTGGCGTCCAGCCAGCGGGTGAGTTGCTATATGTAAGAACTTGTCCTGTGGTTGGTGAACCAGCAGAAACATCACCTAATTCATCTAGGTTCATACTACCCGCAACAGTCGCTGCTGCTGCTGGGTCGGCGGCTATCTCATCCGCTACCGTTGTGATGTTTAATTGATTACCTAATATTTTTTCTTGTGCCATGGTTTATTATCCTATATAGCCAAAGCCGTAGAATTCTACATCAGCGCCCGGTGTTGGGATTGAATCAAGCGCAAACGTGACAATTACATTACCTGTATAGTTTGGTATAGCATATGCTTTACCTTCAATTTGTTTAATACCGTTAACAAAAACTTGCAATGCCGCTGTTCCGGCTATTGGTGTTTTGACTTGGAATCCTAAATTGAATATGTCTTGACCTACTACTGGTGAACCTACTGGTGGTGAACCTGCACCAGCCGTTTGTATTTCGTAGAATGGTTGGAAAAGTGAAACACCGTCAAGGGCGATAACATCTTCCAGACCATTAAGTCCCGCTTCCCAACGACCTGCGGTATCATCCCAAACAAGCATCGCTGGTTGGTCTGTTCCTACATTACGGTCTAATTGTAAACCACCACCTGTACTTGTAGTGGTGGCTCCAACAAAACCAGCATTTATGGTGATGTTTTTATCATCTACTGTAAGGTTCTGAGCGCCCAGTGTCACCGAAGATGGTGAACCACCACCAACGGTAAGATTACCATTAATGATAATGTTGTCGCTGAATGTTTTATTTCCACCAACAGTTTGTGGAGTCGATAAGTCAACGAAACTTCCAGTAAGTCCTGCAATGCTGGTACCGCTGTCAACTACCTGCCCAGCAGCACCAATTTCCGTTATGTTACCAATCGAACCAGCTACAGTACTAAGTTTAGTAGCTAATTCCGTTGTAACTTTTTGTCCAGACCACATATCAGTAATTGTAACTACCGCGTCGTTTAATGTCCAAGTAGTATCTGTTAAGTTACCAGTTCCATCTAATCCTGCAATGTTACCTACAGCAGCAGGAACAATCTTATCTGCTTTAGTGCCGCCAAGCGTAGCGACTGCCGAGCCTATCTCTGCGTCGATTTTATTCGCTGACCAAAGGTCGGTTGTTGAATATGGACTACCGCCACCATCATTCAATGTCCAACCACTGTCGGACAATTCTCCGGCACCATTTAAGATAGCAATATTGCTTGCAACACCAACAACGTCATCAAGTTTGGCATCTAATAATGTTTGCACATTACCTGCGATACCAATAAGCTGATTTACATCTGCTGCTGCTAATGCTGGACTACCAGTTAATGTTAAACCATCAAGGAATGTGTTTTGGTCTGCTGATATGTGAAGTACCATATCTGCAAGGTGAGTATCGAATTGCCCTTGAACGTTTCCAGTAATACCAATAAGTTGATTAACGTCTGATGCGGTTAATGCCGGACTACCAGTTAATGTCAATCCGTCAAGGAATATATTTTGTGGTGAGCCTAAATGAAGGTCAGGGTCAGTTGCATGTGCAATAGGAGTATATAATGCGTCAGATTCGGTTTTCGTATAGTAGTTGTCGCTTGCTACACCAATGTGGTCCCATGCAACACCATCATTAGAATATTCCCAGTGTGGTGTGACAACTGGTGGACTGCCTGCGACTGCTGTTTCATTGAAACGAATTCCAACTGAAGGAAGCGTATCGCGGTCAACTTCAATACCACTGTAATTAACATTGGCTGCGCCACTATTAAGGATGAATGTTGGTTCTGGTGTTCCACCAACGTCCGCTTTTGCGGCTAATTGGTTATTAACCCAAACGATTGTTGCAAAGTCATCAAGTTCCGATTGACTAACAGAATCAGCTTGCACTACCCAAAGTGGACGAATGTCAAAAACCATATCACTTGTAATCACGGTGTCTATGCTTTGCAATAAGTAAATTGCCGCAATTGGAAGTTCACCTACATATTCTGATGGGTCGGGTAATACTGGCGAAGCGGTTGGAAGACCTTCAACGACATTTAATACACCATCTGGTGTTATTGTTATGATTACCCATGCTGCCGTACTTGGCAATGATGGTGCAGAGATTGCTGGTGATGTTCCACCAATATATTCTTGGTGAGTTTTGTCTGCAAGCCAGAACGAACCCGCTGAGACTTTAACTGTATTATTCGGGGTAGCCTGTGCTTCGGCTTTTAAAGGCGAAAAGTAAGAACCTAATACTTTTGCGTCATTTCCTTTTGGTGGTTGAGATATCATTTGATGCTCCTATGCATAAATTTCCTAATACTCTTATTTATATCAAAAGTGATAAAAACATGTCTTGACGGGGGATTTGTGATATGATATTATATCTGGTGAAAATAATAATAATAAAAGAGAAATTTAGTAAATGAGTTATATCAACGCAATAAAACGCAATAATGACGTTTTGGTGTGGGAACGGGTTGACGGAAAGCGCAAATTAGTGATGCACGATGCCCCGTATTATTTCTATACCAAAGACCCCGCTGGTGAATATACCAGCATGTTTGGCGACAAACTTACACGACACGACTTCGATACAGGCAAAGAATTTAACGATGGCAGGAAAAGACTGTCCTCGTATGGTTCTACGGAATTGTTCGAATCCGACATCCCCATTGAATTAAAGGTACTTTCTTCAAAGTATTACGAAGCCGATTTGCCAGTATTACATGTAACCTTATTCGATATCGAAGT